GTTGAGTATTACCTGTAGTAGATATTGTTATTGATGTATTTGCAATAACGTTGGTATTATACCCCGTTCCTTTATTTGTAATAACGATATCAACAAGAGAGTTACTACTGAATATTAAGTTTGCAAATGCATTAGCAGTAGGTTGAATGTTACCAGTGGTTACTATAGTTGCAGTTGTATTAGCAACAGCGGCCGCCGTATACCCTGTACCAGGGTTATAGATTCTAACATTGCTTATATTTTTAAGAAGACTGGTACCCGTACCAGAGGCATCAGTGATATTAATGGTTGCAGTTTTATAGTTTGCACCAACATTATCAATAATAACATCAATAAATTCACCAGAGGTATTAAATACAGGTGTTAAATTTGCAATTGAATTACCCGTCAGACCTAAAAACTGGCCTTGTACAGAAAGTGTAACGGCTGAATTACCAATATAACCAGAACCCGCGGTATCAATAGTAATACTACTAACCTCACCCTTAGAGTAATAGGCATTTGTAACCGCTCTTTGAACTGGCATAAAGTCTACAGTTAAAAAGCGATTTTGTGATGAAAGAGGAATTGTATAAAGGTACTTCCAAATATAACCATCTGATGTAGTAATAGTCGTTATGTCTTGTCCAAAAGGTTCTTCAGTAGATGCTGCGCCATTGTTATTAAAGATACATTTATAAACACCGAAAGAGGTTGTCAATACATAAAAGTTTGCAGTCTTTAGGCTTGTAGCCCCGCTTGCTGAAGTAAAACTTGTACTATAATTACCGTCGTACTGGTCATAAACTGTTCCTGTTGCCCAATTTACTCTAGGAATTACATATGAGATATCTCTAAAATTTATCTTCTTTACGCTTAAGATACCATTACGGGTATAACGCTCATAATCACTTGTAGCTTCCGGCGAAGCTGGATTCTGAGGATCAGGCCAATCTAATACATTACCTATAAAGTAATAGTAATTAGATCGGCGAGATAAAATTTCGTTATACACCGTCTCCACCAAAGAATGGTGGATAGTATCTTTTAAGAGAAAAGCCATATTAAGCTACAGTAACGTTCCAGGTAATAATAACAGTGTCGCTAGCAGTTTTAGTTACTACACCAAAAGATGTACGGCAGAGCATATTTCCGCTAGACGAATCGTTTAAAATGCCGGCTTCTGTAAGTGAACCTGTACCGGTACCAGCCGGGAATGTTGCAACGTATGTCACAGTATTTGCAGCACGAGATGTAGAGTCAAGTACAACTCTTCCTAATTCAGTACCAAGAGCGGTTTGAGAGGTTGCAGGTGATGTATTAGAAGAACCCACAGCCATATGACTCATAATTGCAGTAGTGTTACCTACCATTCTAGATGCAATTGTATCTTTACCAACCGCAACAACTAAGTTATTGATTTTGCGGTAGTCTTTTTGATTGCCGGACTCGTCTAAAAGAATAACTTCTAAGTTACCTTTGACATTTATCGATTCTGTGAACATGTTTTATTCCTATAAGAAGTTCTGTGTTATATTTATACAAGCTATCATGTATGTTAACTAAACGAAATTGACGCAATAGAAGGTACACTCTCAGTGTACATTTCTAAGAAATACCTTGCATCCCCAGATGTAGGTTCTACATAAGATTGTCCTGAGTCTTCTGTCTGATCACTTACAATAGCATCGTCTAACTCTACCTTATTAAGGGTAAAGATGTTGTTATCACTAAACTGGAGATCATCAGTAAGAGCTTTAATTACACTAATTGTAATTACATCTGAGATTGTTGTATCATCAGTTAGAGGCTTTGTTAACTGATAATCAGTAATTACTGCTGATGTAACTACATTATCATTATCTGCTAATTTTCTTATTAGCCTAGATGCAGCATCTAGTGTTGTAAATACACTGTTCAGTTCAGAGTTAACGTTCTTTCTGCTTTGAACACTGATGATTCCTGATATATCAGCAGTTGCAGATAATACTCGATCAACAAATAAATTAGTACCTGCTTGGTGTATAAGTTTCTTAACTATATCATAGAATACACTAATATCTAATTCAGATACAATTTGGTATGCAAACGGTTGATACAGTTCATCATCTTGAATTCTATTATCAGATTCAGATAAGAACCCTTGTGTCGATGTATACTCACCGGGGTATCTTGCAATTGCTCCAGTACTAAATGACAGAACAGCATCATTAGGATTTTCTGTACCTGTTGTAGTAACTGATGTTAATAACTGCGATGTAATATTCTGGGCTATAAGATCATCACCAGTAAAATCATAAGGGCTTATATAATCTGTATCAAAATATCTATTTGCATTTGACGTTGAGTGAGGTCTTAAAATTGTAATAGTTTCGGAGAAACCACCACCTTTTGTATTTAGGTATTTGGTTCGGGCCGAAACACCTCCAGAATTTGAGAGATTAATAGAAATAGTCTCATTAAACCCAAACCCATAACTTAATATTTTTAGTCTTTCAACTGCACCGGTACTACTAACTTTAGTAATTCTAACAAGAGTATTTAATCCACCTGCAATAGAAAGTGTAAAGACTTGACCGGCTTTAAAGTTACTACCACCGGATATAATTCTTGTCGTTGTTAAAGTAGGCTGTAATGTACCGGTAAATATAACACCGGTGGCGTTACTTATTGATATTGTATCATTTAAATCAAACGGTACAGGGTAGGGTGCATGAAAAAATATCTCATACAAATTAGTATCAAGTGTCTTTACCCTAATTACTTCTGCTGTATATTCAATTCGATTTTTAGTAAAAGTAATAAAGCGATCTTTAATATCAACTGCACTACCCGATGTTCTAAGTACACGAAGTGAATTTCGTTGATTCCATTTACCATTAGAAGGTCTTAATACAGAGTCGTAAGGGTATCTAGTTAACGCGGCAGTATCATATAAGATTCTAAATAACGTCTCAATGGATAATGTTCCACCCTTGGCAGCATACAGACCTTTAATTCTCTTAATTAAAAGTCCCTTATCAACCAGTAAGCTTTGTGGTAGGTCTTTTGCGTAATTATTTAAAAAATAATTTACAAATGAATCTGCAGTCTGATCTATGTCACTGTACTGTCTTGCATTTTGTACCAATTCTAAAGCGTTTTGATCCTGCTCTAAAAATTGATAGTAGTATTCTAGAAAAGCAACAAACGTAGTATAGTCAGACCTGATAAATTCAGGTAACTGGCTGTTAACCAGTTGCGATACTTTTTCTTTAATTCGTGTTGTTGCCATATTAAACTAATGCAGTAACATTTACAATTGTACCGGCTACTAATCCACCGGTTCTAGTTGTTGTGGTATCGTCTTGGATTAATATTTCATTCCGGGATACTGATAGATTATAACTTGCCTCTTGTACGCTGCCGGTAATTCTAATGTCGGTGGTACCTGCAGGAAGACCCGTAGGTGTAATACTCGCTATGCTTACAATACCTGTACCGTAGCTTATAGTTCCAATGCTTGACAATAAAATAGCATCCGTTGTAGCATTAAGAATTCGCAAAGTACCAGTACCTGTATCACTTGAAGGTGTTGTGTCTGGCAGATCGGTTATTTTTACTAATGTTGTAACTCCGTTTATCGTTATAAAGAAGTAACTAGAAGTTAATGTACCAGGTTTAATAGCATTTCTAAACTTAATTGAAGTATCACCACTGAAGACGTTAACTGTGTTTAAAGTTGGTAATACTCTTCTTTGTAGCTTTACAGTTAACAATGCACTTGTAATAGAATTATTTTTAGATAAAATGGCATTAATTAACGATGAATGAATATAATTTTTATTAAATTTCTGTAAACTTGTAGAAAAATAATTTGTAATAGCTTCATTAACTTGAGCTTTAATTTGTTCTGAAGACAAAGTTGTAACTGAAGAGTTATAAATTACATCCGCATTTATACCTACATGGAAAAAGACTGGGTCTACAAATACAGGTGTAGTAGTGAGTGCTTGTTTGGATTTTAAAATATTAGTCGCAATAGATTCTTTTGTTGCATCAGAAATTGTAAACCCAGAGAACGGTTTGAGGGAAATTATTACTCTACCATAAAATGGAGGATCATTATCCTCACCACCCCATACCGATACAGATTCTGCACCCGCATAATTAGATAAGATTAAAGACTCATAGTCAGTAGCTGTAACCGCTCTATTTTTAGATGCATTAACTCTTGGTGCATTAAATTTAATTGAGGTAATGCTTTCAGCATCTGCGCCACCTGTAGAGTTACTGTTAACGGTAATAGCAATACTACTCGAACCACCAATAGTAGTCCCGGCTGTAAAGGATTGAGATACAGTACTTGATACATTAACAGCTGAACCTGTAGCTACCATATATTGAATTGTAACAATGTTGCCAGCAGATAGGTTCTTACCTATAATTCCATCACCAAAATATATTTGATATTTACCTTGTGGGTTTTGTTCCAGGAAATATACTTTTGATGTACTATCTAGACCGGTTATATCAGTAGTTAGTGAATATGTTGTAGTTGTAGTATCGGATGATGACGTCTGTACGCTTACTAGAATTGTAGTTGTATCAACAGCAGAATTTGGTATCTCATATTTACTGTTGGGTGTTGTATCTGATATAACATAGCTATAGTTTAATAATGTTCCTTCAGTTACATTAACATTTGCAAAAGTATATGTTGTACCCACTCTTAAAGCAGATTTTGCTTCAGTAGTTAAAAACGTGTATACTACCCCGTCGACGGTAGACGTGAATGGGGTGTAGCGATCCATGGTAAGGGATGCTGGAAGGTTAGTTGGATTAGTAACAACTATATCTAAATTTGCAACAGACCCCCTTGAAGATACAGGTGTATATCCTAGGTGCTTAGCAATTGAAACTGCAGACGATCTTTTAACTGCAGAATCTAAAAACATCTCATTAACTACCATATTTGCCAAATAAGCATTATAGTGGGTATTGTATGCAAGAACATCTAACAGGGTAGAAAGCCCAGACCCCTCAAAGTCATAGTCAGTGAACTCATTCTGAGCTTTCAAGAATGTTTTTAGGTTGGTCTTGATCTGATCAAAATCAAGTTCTGAAATTCTTAAGTTAGACATTATCTTACTCTTGTTAGTAGTGTTGTTAAAGTAATGGGTCTATCAGAGTTATTGAGTCTAAAAATTATGTCACAAACAACTTCATTATCATCTACTTTTTCTCGCAATTTAACTTCCAATACTGTTACTCTCGGCTCGAACTTATCGATTGTATCAAGTATAGCCCTCTTCATAACCTGTGCAGTTACAGGATTAAAGTTTTCAAACAAGAGACCATGTATCTGACAGCCAATTTCAGGATGAAAGGGACGCTCATAATGTCTCGTAGAAATTAAATTTCTGAGAGATTGCTTAACAGCTTCCTCATTATTCTTTCTCGCAACATCACCAGTTACGGGGTGAGAAGAGAAAAGAAGATTAAAATCTGAATATTGTCTGGTATTTCGTGTAGCCATGTTTATATTTATGGTAGCGTCAGCTGGCAAATACCGTAGTTGAGCCCTGAGTTATCACATTATTCCCCATGGTATCTCC